CTAGCAGCTATTTGGTACCTGCAGGCCGGCGCGCCATTGTTACAAGGCACTGCTAGAGATGCCACTTCTACTGCTACTGATGGTGAGTGTGCACGCCTTGTTAAATCTTCAAATGGTCAATGGACTGTAAAAATAACTGGATCGCAAGGCATTCTTAAAACTGCTACATTTAATTTTCAAAGAGATTCACAAAACTTTATTAGAAAAGTATTCAACACTAACCCAACTCTTACGAATGGTAATGTAACAGAAACCGGAGATCAAGAAAAATATTGGTTAGGCGAAACATTTGAATCTAATGTGACCAGTCAAAACAGCCAATTGAAAGTTACTGGTACTGCCCCGACTAACGATGATCAGTTAGGTGTTATTTTGGCACTTGATGGTACTAGTGAGTCAGACATTGTATGGGGTACACGAAAACAAGCGGCGGTAGCAGCTCAGACTGGCTGGTTTTTTTCACAAGATATTGATGCTACCGTCAGCACGTTTGATCCGACAAACGGCACACGTGTCAAGAACTTATTTAAATTTCATGCCTTAGACAGCGGTGAACATGCCAATAGAGATTACAAGATTTCTATCATGGACATCAAGCCGCCAACAGATAATTTTAATAAGTACGGTACTTTTACAGTACTTGTCAGAAGCGGAAAAGACAGTGATAATGTACCTATTATTTTGGAACGTTTTAGCAATCTTAATCTAAATCCGAATTCACTTAACTATATTGGTAGAACAATTGGTGATAGACATTTTTATTACAGTGAAGACAACAAAACCATTACTGAGTTAGGTAACTATCCAAATAGGTCGAAATATGTTAGGGTTGAGGTAAGCGCTAATGTTAGTCCTGGCAACGAAGGAAAGGATGGGCTGATGCCGTTTGGTGTCAGAGGCCCTATTGTTCCGAAAACTGAAGAATGGTTGTCTGGTACCACTGACGCCAGCCTCGCCGGCGCCTGGTATGCTGGTTCAGGTACTTTGGGCGATGATTTTTATCGTGACAACATTGTCGCTGCAGGCTTATTTTATACTTCATCTCCCATGACCGCGTCTATTGAATTCCCAACTACAAGGTTGAGAGTATCTTCATCTGAGGGGTCTCTGTCCAAAGGCACCAAAGCTTTCTTTGGCTATCAATCAAATCTTACAGATACTAGACGTCATGATGATACAAATTCTGATCTTCTAAGGGGCTCTCCATCTGATCATACCCCCCACGCTCTGGCTGACGACGGTACAAATCAGTATTCTTGGGTATTTACTCTTGACGATGTTTGTACGGTCAGCACTGACACAACACATGCGTATTGGGCTTCTGGCTCCAGGGCGTCGAACAGTTCACTTACTGCAGTTTACGGTTCAACATACGTTTTAACTGGAACAACCGCCGGGTTTGATAGATTTACTTCGCCCATGTTTGGTGGTTTTGATGGATTTGATATTACTGAAAGAGATCCATTTCGAAACCGGTCTATGAGTGGTAAAACGGACTTAGCACATCCTCCTTCATATAGTTTGAGAAAAGCGATTGATATGACTTCGGATCCTGAATTTGTTGAATTTGATCTTGCAACAATGCCTGGCATAACCAACTCCAGCTTAAACACTTCATTAATTAACATGTGCGAAGAGCGCGCAGATGCCCTTGCGATTGTTGATTTGTATGGTGGTTATGAACCTCCTCATGAAACAACAGGCAACGAACAAGATAACCTTGGCTCAGTGGAAGGCGTTGTTGCTTCGGCAAAAGACATGGGCCTGAACACCAGCTATGGGTGCACTTTTTATCCATTTGTACAAATTAGAGATACGTTAAGTGACTCTGTTCTTTACGTGCCACCTTCGGTAGTTGCTTTGGGCACATTTTCTAGCTCACAGCGTAAATCAGATGTTTGGTTCGCCCCGGCCGGCTTTACTAGAGGCGGCTTAAGCGAGGGCTCTGCTGGTTTGCCGGTGCTAAGTGTTAGACAGCGATTAACCTCGGACAACAGAGACAGACTATACGAAGCGAATATCAATCCAATTGCATCTTTCCCAGCTGAAGGGGTAGTTATTTTTGGACAGAAAACACTTCAAGTTACACAATCGGCGCTTGATAGAATTAACGTTCGTAGGTTGTTAATTTACGTCAAGAAAGAAATTTCTAGATTTGCTGCAACTACGTTGTTTGAACCGCATGTTCAAGCAACATGGAATAGCTTTAAGGGGAAAGTAGAGCCTTTCTTGGATGATGTAAAAGCTGGTTTTGGTCTTGTAGATTACAGAGTTATTTTGGATGAAACCACGACAACTCCAGATCTGATTGACAGAAACGTTCTTTATGCAAAAATTTATTTGAAACCAGCTCGTGCGATCGAATTTATAGCGCTAGACTTTATTATTACGAAGAGTGGAGCTTCTTTTGACGACTAAAAACTAATGAAACACTATTTATTATACAACATCACAGGAGAAAAATAAATGTCCCACTTCTTTACTCCAGCAAAACCAGGGTTCCAACCAAAAAGAACATTTCGATTTGTAGTTGATTTTGGAAATTTTCAAAATGATACAACGTATATGGTTTCAAAATGTGCGAAGCCTTCTTTTGAGTTGTCCGCCGCGACTGAACATCGAGTTTTAAATCACACTTTCAAGTTCCCTGGTATCGTCAAGTGGGCCGATATTGATATGACGTTAATTGATGCTATTGATCCAAATGTGGGGTCAAAATTTTATAACGCTTTGAAGAACATGGGATATGTTAATCCAGATAGTCTTGACAATCTTCACTCTGGTATAACGAAGGTTTCAGCACAGGCGTCGTTGGGCACGATTCGAATCATACAACTTGATGCCGGTAATGTCACTGTTTCTGGTAACACTGACATTAATGCACCAGAGAACGCTGTTCCTTCTGGTGCGAGACAGTATGAAGAGTGGATTCTTAAGAACGCTTATTTAAAGAGTGTTAAGTGGGGCAATTTAGATTATTCTACCGAAGACATTGTAACCGTAGAAGTGGGTATTGTATACGATTATGCTGTCTATGTTGATTATGGTACCGCTGGTACAGCCTACCAGATCGCAGCCGGCAGTTAAAAGAGAAGAGAGAGGTTTAGATGAGAAATAATCAGGATCGATTGGGTCCAGGCCCCGGGGCTGCACAAAGCGCGCCAGGAGCCGCGTCCAATTTGAGTTTTGTTGTGCCTACTGAGTTCGTTGAGTTACCTTCAAGGGGTAAGTTTTATCCAGACGACCACCCTTTGCACAACCAAGAAACTGTTGAAATAAAATTCATGACAGCCAAAGAAGAAGATATTCTTGCTTCCGCAACCTTAATTAAAAAAGGTTTGATAATCGACAGATTATTAGAAAACCTTCTTGTGTGCGGCACAAATCCAACTACTTTATTGGTCGGCGACCGCGCCGCAATAATGATAGCAGCACGAATTTCAAGCTACGGCTACGTTTATAAAGCGAACACAACGTGTAGCGACTGTAAAAAAGAACAAGAGTATAATTTTGATTTAAGAAAAACAAATTTACAACAAAACTGTTTTGACAATAATTTTTTGACCAGAAATAAACTTAGTTTTAATAATGAAAAAAATACATTTGAAATATTGTTACCCAAATCTAAAGTTGAACTGGGGATAAAACTATTAACAGGTCAAAATGAAAAAGAGCCCGTTGGTTCAAACGATGAAAGCGTAATAACCAATTTATTATCTAAATTTGTTTTTTCAGTAGGCGGTGATGAGGATTCTTTAGTAGTTTCTCAATTTATTGATAACATGCTGGCAGCAGATTCAAGATATTTAAGGGCTATATTGGGTGATATTACACCTGACATCGATTTAAAGCAAGAATTTGTTTGTAAACATTGTGGTACGAGTGAAGACAAGGAGGTCCCGCTCACTGCGGAGTTTTTTTGGCCTGAATGAAGAATACATGGAAAATGTGTATGAACAATTTTTTTCATTGAAGTATCACGGTGGCTGGAGTTTCATCGAAGCTTACAACTTGCCTGTTGGACTCAGGGTCTGGTTCCTGGAAAAATTGATAGACCAAATAAAAAAAGAGAACGAAGTTCTGGAATAAACAAAGCCCTGCAGGGCTTTTATTTTGTTGTAAAACACTATTTATAATACACAAGACTGAGGTGTATCATTTATGGCCACTAAAAAACCAGAACTACCAAGTGAAGTTGAGGGACTTACTAAGCCAGGTACCGGTAACAGACGCATAGAAGATCTTAGGGAACAAATCAATCTTCTTGAGGAACTGAAGAATCTCGGCGCCGAGGAGTCCGAAGCTTATAAAGATAAGATGGAGTCCGTAAAGCTTTATCAGCGGTCATTGTTCGATGATACACAGCGCCACCTTGAACAGCTCGGAAGGGAAAAAATTCTCAATGAAGATATCGAAGCTTTTAAAAAGTTAGCCCGCGAGGCCGAGGAGAAAGCCACCCGCGTACGCGGCCGAGACCGCGAAGAAAAAAAAGCAGCTTTTAAAGAAGAGGCTGAAAATTACAGGAAACGAGCGAATAACCTTCATCAATTGCTAAAAATCCAAGAAGAGCTGAAGCGACGCACAGGAAATGCCTTTAAAGAATATATCAGAGAAGCAAAAGAAGCTGAAGCAGCATCAGATAAATGGCTGTCTTCTCGCGAAAAACATATACAAGTAGAGAGACAACTCGAAGCAGCCGTGAGAAAAAAACAGGAAGAAGAATCCAAGGGAAAAACAATTTTTAAGATAATGGCCGACGGCGCCGCCGCCTCGGTCGAAGGTTTCGGAGACTTTGCGGATGCTTTAAAAGATCTTTCAGTTGAAACTGCAGCAATAAGCCTGTTCATACCAGGTACTGGAATGCATGAATATTATTCAAAAGTTATGGGCATGGGTGCCGCAATGGACGATGCTTATAGATCAATGGTAAGAGCTGGTACCGTGCATACTCCAGAGTTAATGGGTATAATGGGCTCTGTCATTGATCCTATAGGTCACATTGGCAAAGAGTTTGGTTCTGCGGATGATGCAGCTAAAACAATGTTAACTGGTGTCGGTATTTTTGGGCCAGAAGCCATCGAAGCGCTCACTTCAGTTAAAAACAACGTTATGCTTTTTCGAAAATCGTGGATTGCTGCTTCAGATTCAAATCGACATGCAGCAGAAGAAACAGTTAATCTAATGGCTGGGTTAAAAAAGCTAGGTGTGGCAACCGATGATACTTCAAACATGGTTAATTATTTTACTAAAGGCTTGGGAAAGACGCCGAAGATGGCTAACGAGTCATTAAGATCTATGGAAAATATGGCCCACTCTTTGGACATTAATGTTGGTCAGGCTTTTAAGGACTTTATCGCCACGCAGGACACACTAGCACAATATGGCTCAAGAAACGAAGAAGTTTTCTACAATTTGTCGGCACAGATGGTTGCTACTGGCATTAAAGTTGGAACTTTGGCCAAGGTGGCTGATAAATTAGATACTTTTAAAGGCGCCGCCCAAGCAGCACAAGGGTTCAACGCAGTATTAGGAAAGACGGTTTTATCTGTCACAGATTTGGTCCACGCAGAACCGGCTGAAAAAATTGAAATGCTCAAAGACGCTTTTGACCGCTCTGGCATGACTTTTGAAACTTCAAATCGTCGTATGAAATCAATTGTGGCAAACATGTTGGGCATGTCCGTTGTCGATGCTTCAAAACTATTTGGTTCAAAAGAAGATTATTTTGACATATCATCAGGGATGAATACAACAGCAACAGAACTGGATGAGCTTAAAGAAAGAATTCAATCTTCAATGACCGTCTCTGAGGCAATGCAAGCTAGCATGACCAACTTGGGCGAAGCGCAATCCAGGCTCGTGGCCAGAGCACGCGAAGAAGCAGTGAGAGCTAATACTTTTCTACTTGAGATGTTTGCGAATCTTAGAGATAAGTCAGGTGATTCGTTAACCGCCCTGGCAGCTCATATGGCCCAATTGAAAGTAGCCGCAACGATCGCATCCGGCGCCAGAGACGCTGCTGGTGTTGGCGCTATCAGTGTTGCTGCATTAATGACCATGCAGGAGCACGGCGTCCCGATCCCCATGGCCCTGGTGTACAGATTGGAAAAACAATTTGACATGGATCTCGGCGGCAAGGACAACAAGCTCGGCAAGCTCGACAAATGGATCGGTGAGCCGAACAAGGCGGGTTCGTACGAAGTCGGCAAGAAGCCTCCCGGTCGAGGCTCATCTTCTCGCGGCGCCACGACGCCCACGCACCCCTATGCCCCTCGTGGTACATCAACCCCTCCAGCCCGCCGCCTCGCATCTGCGTCGGACCCCGGGCCGATCATTCTTAATCTGTCGGTCGGCGGCTCAGAGGTCGTTGAGAGCGTGAAACTGGAGATGCCAGATCTGTCTGCCATCTCCAGGCCTGGCAGCATCATGCCCGAGCATGAGATTAAACTCAAGACGCCCTTGCTCGCTCTAACGTCACACGTGCCGCCTCTGAGCCGGGGTTGAAGGAGAAATGTGATAAATGCCAAAGTTTTTTCAATCAGAAATTGCCGCATTTGACGGTGATAAAGCTGAATTTCAAAATGTAAAATTTAAAAGAAATGATTTTACCAATACGTCGGCCGCAGAAGGCGGCGGTGTGTTGGAGTTTATTCCAGTGCATATTCGCAATCCCCCTGTCATACAATTTGTAGCTTATATCGAGAGCATATCAGATCGATTTGGAGCAAACTTTTCCCAAGAAAGCCCATTTGGTAGAACAAACCCATTTTATATTTGGGAGGGAAATAGCAGAGAGATTAGTTTAAATGTTGACATACCAGCATCTGGAATTTCAAAAGCATTAGACAATTTAAATAATTTAAGTTGGTTGCTGGCTTCTCTTTATCCTTCTTACAAAGATTCTACCAACGCAACTTCAGTGGCCGCATCGCCGCTCCACCGCGTACGCTATGGTAATTTAATATGTTCGTCAACCAACAATGGCCAGGGCCTTCTTTGCGTTCTTCAGGGCGCAACTGTTACACACGATACTTCACACGGTTTTATTCATGTAAATCCAAAAAATATGGGCTCTTCATTCGCGAATACAGCCGGCCGGATACTTACTGCAGCCAAATTTGAAAACCATGTAAGTGAAAATAAACATTTTATAATACCCAAACTCATGAAACTTTCTTTGAATCTTAGTGTCGTTCAAGATCATCCGCTTGGTTGGGACTTTTACACTGGTGAATTTAGAGGTGGTCGCGGAGCCCCAGGATTCCCATATGATCTTCCACTGGTTAATGAAGCAGCTGATCCGCCAACGGAGATTGGCGCTGGTTCTTCGACGACTGAGAGTCCAACAAGCACTGGTACAGCGGAGGCCGGCAAAGCCACAAAGAGTATAATGAGGGAGGATACTGATCCTGCTGGCGGTTCAGGGTCTGATATCACCAGAGGGAAGTAATAGGGATACATGGATTAAGGAGAATAATTATGAGATATAATAAACAAAATATTTTTACAAATGAAGAAAAAACTTACAAAAGGTTTCTTAAAACGAGGGGTCTGACTCTTGTTAGACAGTACGATACTCCCAAATTTAGATTTCCTGATCAAAATAATATAGGAAATTTTTCTTCAATTCAACATATTTGGTCGATGGGAGATAGATATTTTAAATTAGCGAGTGAATATTATAGTGATCCCAAAATGTGGTGGGTCATTGCTTTTTATAATAAGAAGCCAACTGAGTTTCATATAAATATGGGTGAAGTTATATATATACCGACACCACTGGAAACAGTACTTTTTTACATGGGATATTAACGTGGTAACAGAATTAAAAACCATAAACAACGATCGACATTATAATAATTTACAACAATTTATATTAACTAAAAATTTAAGCAATCTTAGCAAATTTTATGATAAACAAAAAAACGAACATGATGAATTTAAATATGCTACTTATCGGCAAATTAATGGCCCCGGTGCACAATTAATAAATAGACTCCGCGGGATCGATGATTTAAGCGTTTTTTATAACCTAAAAACATCTACTTTATCTTTATTGCAACCAAAAATAAGATTATACAAAATTCAATATGAAGATTATAAAACAACACCCGACGGCGAGGTTATTCCGACCAGCATTACCCCTTTGCCCGTTCCATGTTATAAAGAGTTTAAATTTTCAGATAATTTTGGAGTTGAAACTGCTGCTTCGGTGCAGGATTACTTAAGTTACGAATCAACAAAGCCTTCTTTTCGTAATGCAGGATTGCAGGGGTTCACCATGATACAGAATGGTGAGACTCATGGTGCGATTGAAAACAACATTGAATGTAAACTAGAATTAATATTTAAAAGTCTTAAAGACTTGAATGCTTCTCCGCCCGGTGAGCCGGGATTAAGATATACAGACTTGATCTTATGGCCTCCTTCTAGAATTACGCCAGGTGCTGAAACATACAATCCAAAGTATTATGAGATTAAAGCTCTGGTGGGGTATACCGCGCCACATGAAGAACAGTTGCGGGCACTTAATCTTTCTCAACGAGAGATTAGTGCAATTATGGATATAGAAAAAATGAATCAAATCGTAGCCTTAGGCATGTACGATTACAATATCAATATCAAGGAAAATGGAGTGGTAGGCGTGACTGTCAGTTTTCGCGGTCGTTTAGAGACGGTTATAGGGTCAAACCAGGTTAACGTGTTCCAAGATACAATACGTATAGGAGAGGAAGGCCGGTTTATATTGGATAAAAAAGCAAAGAGCGATATTAATATATCTCATGTTTATAAAACAGCGACTAGCATAAAAGCATTGTGGAGAGGTTTGAACGATTCTAAGTGCTTCTCAAAATGTGCGGAAAGAAGAACGTTGAAGGACTTAACTGAAAATGACCCTTTGTTTTCTGCTTTGATAAAAGAGGCAATAGGCGAAAAAGTTGCAACTCCAGACACCCGGAAATTATCTGCCGCTGGTTTGTCTATCCATAAAGTCGGCGAGAAGAAGGTGCTAAGAGTTAAGCCCAGCCCGGACAGCGGAAGGTATGTTGAATGGTTTAAGAAGCTGGATAATATAAAATTGACCTTGGGTTTATTAAAAAATAAAACTGGTATTTTTAAGCAACAAGTTTACCTTGGTTTCATAGACGCGCTTATTGAGACACATCCGGAGACCGGGGCGCCCCGGGGGGCTGGGTTGGCAGGCACAAGAGTATATTGTGCCACTGCGTCCGCAGATGAGGTAAAAAAGAGCGTCGGCAACCTCCGCGAAGTCGACCGCGACGTCGTCGATGTGGAAGATGAAGAGCGCGATCGTATTCTCATTGATCAGACTGAACTTAAAAAAGTACTTGATACTTTTGAAGATGATATTGCAGCTGGAGAAATACCATTCTCTTTTACTAGGTGCGCCGACGATCTAGACAAATTAAAAAAGGAGAGTGAAGCAGCCGGCGCCCTTGTCGGCGCCGCCGGCATCCCGGCCGCGTCGAGTGGCAAGGAACCAACTGAGGCGGCAGAAAGCGACCCCCCCCCACGAAAGGTGGGCGTTGCGCCTAATTGGATGTTCACCGGAGATTATAAATTTTATTTTGTATTTTTAGGAGACATTATTGAATTAGCTTGTAAAAATGCCAAGCTTGGTGCACTGGATTTTGAAGATCTTAAAAATGCCGCCCAAAGGGAAACAGCAATTTTTCCGTGGAATGAATATAAACCAGTTAAAGAGTATGAGGGTACCACCAGTTATCCGTTGGTCAACGCAAGAATTTTACTGGGCCCATTGGAATATGTTGATACCGAAGGACGAATACAAAAAACTAATTTAGCAAAAATGCCGATATCTTTCGCTTATTTTAGATCATGGTTTATTAACACCATCATTAAGCGCCGCAGAACACAAATGCCTCTTGGTGCTTTCTTTGCTTCTTTGATAAATAATCTTGTTATACCAGCTCTCGGTGCTAACATGCCACAATCTTTTAAGGCTCCGCATACAAGAGCTAGTATTATTAGTGTTACTCTTCCCGGTGTTGTGCCCGAGACGGGACCAGGGGCGGCGACACATCAAGTTTGTGGAAAAAGTATTCCGAATTCAATTGAGGCGTTACCTATGAAAAGGGAGATATTCACAGAGGACCCCGACTTTCAAGATTATTTAGAAAAAATTATAGGTAGAAGAGAATCAGAAAGTATGCTTCAAACCTCTTTTGATTATTTATTAATATATATAACTTCTTTTAAAGATATCACTGATAGAAATGCAGATCCAGCTGAAGATATTAAAGAAGGCATATACCATTTTAATATTGGATCTGATATGGGCCTCCTCAGAAGCATGGAATTTAATAAAGTTAATATACCTTTTTTGGCAGAACTAAGGTCAGCGCAAGCAGAAGAAGAAGGAATCGACCAGCTACAACAGCTGAAACTTCCGTACGATACTAATGTAAATCTTCTTGGCACATCATTGTTTACTCCAGGCATGTATTATTATGTTAATCCAAGCCTAGCTGGGCTAGGATCAGTTAAGGACGCATCTTCGCTAGCTTCTCAGATGAATCTAGGTGGTTATCACCTAATTGGGACGGTAACAACGCAGATAAACCCAGGACGCTTTCAAACTCAAATAGTTGGTACACAAACAGCACAGGGAAAAAGATAAAATTGGCAAATGGTATTTTACATGCTATATTTAAAGCAAAAAATAGTTTAAATGATATATCTCCCACTTATCATGGTATAACCAGCTTTGATTTAGAGAGGAAGCATTATTTTTATGGTCGCATCGATAGAGACAGTGACGCCATGATTTTAGATGCTCCAAATTTTTTACGAGGCATTGAATCTGCAAAAGGTACTGACAACTTGGTTGTAGATTTCGTTCATGAAGCTTTTAAATCTTTAAAAGCAAACTATCAAAAAGCTACAAGATCTGGATTTTTAAAGAGCAGTGTTTTTTATAAAAATCTTAAAGTTTACAAATCTTATCCTTATGGTGACTTAGATTTAAAATACACTAACCACATAAGCTTAATGTATAAAAATTTTGTTGACAAATATTTAAGCATAAATCGTAGGGCAGACAAAATTAAAAATTTTAAAGACTTTATAAAAGAATTTTTGAGATATTCTCTTAGAATTTGTCATTATTATCCGGTAACCAAGACAGGCTTTATAACTTCAGTACATTGTTCTCCTTTTGTAAGTGGTATGATGTTAGAAGTTGCACCAGAACATCATGGGATATTAAACAGTGCAAACCTTTCTAAATATTTTGACGATGATTACTTTGATTTTTGGGTAAAACACGCAGCAAAATTTGGTTTTATGGTTGACAAAAATGCGCCTTGGAGACTAGTATTCAATATTGGATCGGGGTACTCGTCTGGAAGTCCTGAAAAGTTAGCAGGCGCACAAATATTTCTGGACAAAGTTGGTGTTTCATATGAAAATGTTATACAATACAGATACTATAAAGCCTATAAAGTAGAATTATCCAATCTTCGAAAAGAGCTACTTTCTTTATATAAGACGTTTTATCAACAATATAACACCTACGAAAAAGAAGAATTTCAAATTGATGCTACTGGCCGATGCCATCGAGTTAAAATTAAGCATACAAGACAGGATCGAGAGCCTCCACCACTTTACGGTATATTTGGCCCAGTTGAACAAGTTGATGAATATTGGTTGAGGGTTCTTTTAAAACTAAGGCTAACAGAAACAAAACAATATCATACTCCTCGTGATTTTGACTCGAAAGTCGCTATCATGATTGAGAAATACAGACTTTTCGGCCGTCAGGAAGCATTAAAATATATTAATGATTTGACAAAGTGGTTTCCCGTAACTAACTTTAATATGAAAGGTAAATATTGGCATGGTGTATCTGATTTTGAATATGAGACGCGTCGAAAAGTAGCTCTGGAAAAAGCTGAAAATCCACAGAGTGCGCAATATTCATTGACCGGCTGCAAAAACACCATTGGAAAATGAGGACTTATTGTTTTTTCAAATTTTAGACGAAAAAAAAGAATGCGGAGCCATTTTTTTTAATAATAATCTCGTTGACATTTTTAAACCAGGAGAGATGACTCATACCTGGTCTTTTTCACCGCATATAAAAAGTTTATCGATTGAATATGCTAACATATGGTCTGGCGGTGCGACATTGGATCAAGTTTGTCCGGAGGAAATAAAAGAAGAATGGAAGAGGATCAACAATAGAGCCAAATCTTTTCTTGCCTCATTCGAGCTGGCCAAAATTAATTTAGGCGATAACTGTTTATATGATTTGCTTCCAGAAAATTTTCTTTTGGAATTTTATGATTTAAAAAATCAAATAACCAAATCAGTTTTTGAAAAATTTGAAAGGCCAAAAAATTATGATTTCCTGGTCGATCTTGTTTGCTTCTTGCATGGCATAAAAGCTAGAAAATTAAATTTGAAGTTTGAAAATTTGAAGTTTACAGATCAAAAAGTTAGAAATAGTTTTGGAAAAATTAAAGAAATTCCTCCTTACATACATTATAACCCTTGGAATACAGCAACGGGCCGCTTGGCTACAATGCCTAATAGTTTTCCAATTCTAAATTTAAATAAAGAATTAAGATCAGCAATATGTCCTAACAACGACCTTTTTATAGAATTCGATTATAATGCTGCGGAATTGCGGGTGCTGTTTGCTTTGTTAAAACAAGACCAACCAAAAGAAGACGTGCATATGTGGGTATCAAAAAACATTTTTGAATCTAAATATGACCGTGACACCACAAAGAAAAAAGTTTTTGCTTGGTTATATAACCCCAAGGCAAAAAACAAAAAACTTAATAGCTACCTAAACCGAGAAAAGATACTAGAAAATTTTTATAAAAATGGCCATGTCGCAACTCCTTTTGGCAGAGAAATTGCTGTTGAAGAAGAAAAGGCTGTTAACTATATGATCCAAAGTACAACAAGTGATTTATTTTTAACATCTGCTATTAAAATTGATAAAATATTGAAGAACAAAAAATCTAAAATTGCTTTTTGTGTACATGACAGCCTAGTCATTGACTTCGCTAAAGAAGAGAAGAATTTAATTTCCGAATTGGCTAAAATTTTTTCGCAGACAAAATTTGGGATTTTGAAAACTAATATGAGCATTGGAAAAAACTATGGCTCAATGGGGAAAATACAGTGAACATTATTGGTTTGGGCAGAGCCGGATGTCAAATTGCCAGAAACTTTAAAAATTACGAACAATATAAAGTATTTTGTATTGATGTTGAAAACAAAGCATACCCTACCTTTTTGTCCGTTGAAGTTCAAAATTCTCACGAAGATTACGAAAAAAAGTATAAGAAACTTAATTTAAGTAAGTGTGAGGGCGAAACAACATTAATTCTCTGCGGGGCCGGCAAAATTAGTGGATGTGTACTTCAACTACTTGATCAATTGCAAAAATTGCCTATAAAAATAATTTATATTAAATCTGATGAAACTATGATGTCAGGCCTGGCGAGAACTAGAGATAAAATTGTCCTTGGAGTTTTGCAAGAATACGCTCGTTCAAATATATTGGAAAAAATTTATATTGTATCTAATAAAAATGTCGAGGCCATCGTTGGTGACGTTACAATAAAAAGCTATTGGGACGAAATTAATAATGTCATAGCTAGTACTTACCATATGATCAATGTCTTTGAAAAAACAGAACCACTTTTGACCAATGATCCTAACATGAAAGAGACTATCAAAATTGGAACACTCGGTGTGGTTAATTTTGAGACAGGAAATGAAAGAGCTTTTTACGATTTACAATTTCCCAGAGTAAAAAATTATTTTTATGGTATAAATAAAGAAGCCATGGGCAACAAAAAAATCTTGAATAAAGTTCGTAATTTTGTAGATTCCAAGAAAGAAGAGAAGCTTGACGTTGGATTCTCGATATATCCAACAGACTACGATGATAACTATGTTTATTCAACACACTATGCTTCTTATATACAAGAACAAAATTTAGATTAGTTATTTACTTTATCATTGAAGTGATTATTATGTAATCATACCAGGCAGCCAGGAGATTTGCTGGCTGTACTATAGCTTAAAGCAAAAAGGAGTAAGACTATGGGTATTAATTTAGAAAAGATGAGAGAAAAGCGCGACGCTTTGGAAAATCGCGGCGGTTCGAATGTTTTTTGGCGTCCAGACGACGGAGAAACGACAATTCGAATTGTGCCAACTCCTGACGGAGATCCGTTTAAGGAGTACTGGTTCCACTATAATCTAGGGAAGAACCCTGGGTTTTTGAGCCCGAAGAAGAACTTTGGTGAAGACGACCCGCTAAATGATTTCGTCCGCCAGTTATATAAGGACGGAGCTGACGAGTCTATTAGAATGGCGAAGGACCTTTCCGCTCGACAACGCTTTTTTGCGCCCGTTATCGTACGTGGTGAAGAGGACAGGGGAGTACGACTATGGGGCTTTGGCAAGACTGCTTACAGGGAGTTACTTAACCTGGTTCTTAATCCTGAGTATGGCGACATTACTGACGTCAGCGAGGGTACTGACTTAACTATTAATTATGGTAAGCCTCCAGGAGCACAGTTTCCTCAGACCGTTATTACGCCTAGACGTAAGTCTTCGCCCATGACTGAAAGCGAGGACCAGACTGCAGCGTTTTTGGATCAAATTCCTGATTTTGATTCAGTTTTTGAGCGCAAGACACCAGAGCAGGTGCAGGTCATGTTGGATGAATTCCTTCTTGACGAAAGCGACGCAGAAGAGGCCTCAACTGAAACCAGTAGATATAACAAGGATTCCGGCACAAGCGTTGTAGACAAGGCTTTTGCTGAATTGTTGGCATAGGTTCCTCCACCGCAGGGAGGCCTGGGTTTACAGAGGCCTCAATTTAAAATTTAACTAATACTAATTATTGTTATGGATACTTTTATAATAATAGCCATGTCAGTTGGTTTATTTGTATCAGGCATGTCTCTTGGCGCTTTCATAGAAAACAAAAGGCTTTATTCAGTAAAACTTGTTAGAGACATTAACGAATCTTTCAAGGAGACACAGCAGCTACTACTCCCCTTGGCAAACAAGATTACACATTTTGATATGAGGCAGCGACATTTTATAAATCACACTCTCGTTGATTATAATAACGAAAGAGATCCAGAGATAACTCTGGAAATTCCTGTATACGAGTCTTTAACAAGCGAACTAGAATTAAAAGAAGAACAATGGCAAAAAAATCAAAGAAGCTGGGAAGATTAAGCATTGGTGAGATGAGGAATCTTATCAATAAGAAAGCTGGTGTAGAGGTGGCCTTTGATTTAACAAAGGATAATCCTACACAGGTCAAAGAATGGATATCAACTGGTTCACGCTGGCTTGACAGCATCATTTGTAGAGCCCAATTAGCTGGAATTCCAATTGGCAAGATTGTGGAAATCGCAGGCCTCGAAGGGTCCGGTAAATCATACATGGCAGCTCAGGTAGCTGCCAATGCTCAAAAAATGGGCATTGATGTTGTTTATTTTGATTCTGAATCAGCCATAGATCCTCAATTCTTATCTAATGCTGGCTGTGATGTAGACAATATTTTATACATGCAACCACCTAGTGTTGAATATGTACTTGAAACAATTGAAGAGTTGTTAGGTTCAAATGATAACAGAATGTTATTTATTTGGGACTCTTTAGCTCTTACTCCCTCTGTAAGCGATGTCGAAGGTGATTTCAATCCACAATCTTCGATGGCGGTCAAGCCTAGGATTTTAGCCAAGGGCATGTCTAAGTTAACAGTACCCATAGCGGCTTCGAAATCAACTTTTCTAGTATTGAACCAATTAAAAACAAATATTACTAGAAGCCCGTCTGAGGCTATGACGACGCCTTATGTAACGCCAGGTGGCAAGGCGATGCATTACGCCTACTCGCTACGTATATGGTTAACAAGACGCAAAGCTAAAGCTTCTTTTATTATAGACGATAACGGGTATAGAGTTGGATCTGAAGTCAAAGCAACTTTAAAGAAAAGTCGTTTTGGCACGGAAGGAAGACAATGTACTTTTAAAATTCTCTGGGGTAATGATGTAGGAATCCAAGATGAAGAAAGCTGGCTTGAAGCAATTAAAGTTTCTGACAACTTAAAGTCTGCCGGTGCATGGTACAACTTAGTTTACGAAGACGGAACATCTGAAAAATTTCAAGCTGCTAAGTGGAAGAAAAAATTACAAAATGAGAAATTTCGTAATCGAGTATTACAGATAATGGACGAAGAAATAATTATGAGATTTGAGAAAAAGGAAGGAGACGCGAAAAATTTCTATGACATAGAAGGAGAAGAAAATGCATGAAATTATAATTCAAATTTGTTTTGTTGTGGCGGGAATGGTTACAGGTTGTACTGACGGGTTTATAACTACTGACAACCCTTATCTATCAAAACAAGATTTATCACCTGTTTACATATACAATGCTCCGAAAGTGGTAGCCGACCACTACCATCGTACATACAAATATCCATCGGTGCATAAGCACCCCCGCCCGCACGTTCGACTGCGCGC